GACATTGTAAAGGCTCTTGCAGCAGGTGCGGACGCTGTTATGTTGGGTTCGCTACTCGCAGGAACCAAGGAAACACCCGGAGAGGTCTTTACCAACGCTCAAGGTCAAAAGTATAAGACCTATCGTGGTATGGCTTCCAAAGAAGCACAGATAGACTGGAGAGGTAGGTATTCCTCGTTTGAGGGTGTTTCATCGACCGTGCCCTATCGAGGCAAGGTTCGCAATGTTCTCGCTGACTTGGAGCAGGGCATTCGCTCTGGACTCTCATACTCAGGATGTCGTAGTATTCTTGAACTTCAAGCACGACATAAGTTTGTTCGACAGACCACTGCTGGTCTTGGTGAGAGCAAGACACACATTAACGCGAGAAAGTGGTAATGTCAGATGATAAATACGAATACGGACGTGAACTAAAGTCTATTCGGTTTATGGTGTCTGATGATGACCACGCTCGCTTGTTGATTAGGTTGCGACACAACAAAGTAAATGTAGCGCAATTCTTTCGTGCTGTTATTGATGGCATGATCCAAGAGGAAGAAAATCTTATGCAGTTCTTTGACAACTATGTCTTGGAACATAAAATTCTTTCTCGACATCGTTTTACCAAATCTCTTAAACTCAAGAAAAAAGGACAAGAAGTTCTTGAGGATTGGGGCTTGCTTGACGATGCTGAAAAACAAGAGATATTTGATTTAATATCAAAGGAGTTTCCAGACTTATGAACAAAGATGACTTATTGGTTTGTGCGCAGCAATGCCTTAAAGACAAAGAATGCTGCGAAGCAAGTAGCTGTAGGTTCCACATAAATTATGAAGATGAATATAATTGCACACTTATTACAACGTATGTGAATGGACCCCTTTCTTTACGAGAAATTGCAAAAAGAGAGGGACTTTCTTTTGCTCGAATAAAGCAGATACAAGATAAGGCACTAATTAAATTAAAGAAACGTTTGCCAGATGGTGAAGAATTATTGGCTTCTTCTGGTGATGTAGACTATTTAACTTTGAGTTTTTAAGGAGATATAAAACTATGGCTCGCAAGAAATTACTATCAGAATCAGAAATCCGTCAATTCATGAAGTTGGCGAACATCAAGCCCCTACAGGAAATGGGTGGCTATATGCCCGGTATGCGCGACGAGGAAGAAGACGAACCCGGTATGCGTGACACCATGATGGAAGAAGAGGGCGATGAAGAGGAGCCTGCTCCCGAGATGCCCGCACCCGAAGGTGGTGACGAAGAAATGGAAATGGATATGGACCTTGGTGCCGAAGAGCCTGCCCCCGACATGGATATGGGTGCCGATGGTGGAAAAGAAGAGCAATTTGCAGACATTGTAGACAAGCTAGCAGACCTACTTGGACTTGATGCTGACGTAGAGATTGGCGGTGATGAAGAGATGGGGGGTGAGGTCATGGACGATGAAGGTGGTGATCTAGAAGGTGCCATGGACGCTCCCGCAGGTGATGACGAAGACCTTGGCGTTGAATTGGACGACGAAGGTGAGGGCGAAGAAGAAATAGTTGCAGAAGTTGCCCGCCGAGTTGCCGCACGCCTTATTCGTGAGAAAAAGCAAGATACTGTGGCGACCAAGCTAGCCGAGCGTATCTTCAGACGACTCGCCTCAAAATAATAGCTTGACAAAAATCTCCTGAGCCGTTATAATAACCATCTAGGAAACCATCCTAGGTGGTTATTTCATTGGGAGAGGCAATGGATTTGATTATTAGTCTAGTGATAGCAGGCTGTTCATTTATGCTTGGATGGCTTACTTGTTCTGGTGTTTACTTTTTGAAGTCAACAAGGATTACGGCGATTGTAATGAAGTCGTCTTATGTTTTTTACTTGACAATTATCAACAAAGGGTTAGAATACCTACACTACTCTCATATTAATAGACTTGAAGCACTTCGTAAGAACGGCAAGTCATACGGACATCCTGAGTATGAGATGCTGAAGAAGGATAATGATAAGCAAATTGAAATTTACAAAGACAATGCGATTGCCTATTTACTTCAGGCGCACCCTGATATGTTTAGAAACTTTGTAGAATTTAACAATTGGAGAGAATCTCAGAGATTCCTAAACAACTACAAGTACCCCGCCATTATGTTTTCAAAGGAGAATAACAAATGATGCGTAAGATTATCGGAAAGATTATTGATATTGTTCTTCCACCTGTAAAGACAGTATCTCAAGAAGCAGAAGAGACACAGGCAGCAGACGCACCCGCACCAAAGGTCAAGACTATCAGTCTTGAGCAACTTCTCGGCGGTGGCGAGGCTCCACCCAAAGAGCCCGACCTTAGAGTTATTGGTCTCTATTCCTCAGTTGAAGACGAAAAGATTGCAGAACTAACACAGGCTCTGCTTTATCTCAACGAAATGAACCGCCTTCTTCCCGAGGGCGAAGAAAAGAAGCCTGTTGAATTTTACATCAACACTTATGGCGGATCTGCTGATGACATGTTTGCAATGTATGATGTTATGCAGACTATCATGGAAGAAACGGAAATCCACACTATCGGTGTTGGAAAGGTTATGTCCGCTGGAACCCTGCTTCTTGCAGCAGGAACCAAGGGCAAGCGCAAGATTGGTAAGAACTGTCGCGTAATGATTCACAATGTCGCAGCAGGAAACTTTGGCACACTACCCAACCTTGCAAACGAACTTGAAGCGATACAGACGCTACAGGATGATTACATTACCGCTATGGTTGAGAACACAAAGTTCACCCGCAAGAAGTTGGAGAAACTACTTAATGAAAAGGTAAACATCTACCTATCTGCCGAAGAAGCAGTTAAGTATGGTCTTGCCGACGAGATTATGTGAGGTTAATTTATGTCTGATACGTTGTTAATGCTTCTCGAAATGATCGAGGAAGCTTTGGGAGAGCAAGAATATAGTGAAAACATCTCCAAAGCGCTTGAGATAATTGAAAAAGAAGCAAAAAATATGGGATATACATACGAAGTTTATGGTAAAAACAAAATAAGAATTAGAGCGCCAAATCGAGAGCAAGTTATGGCTGAATTAGAAAAACTTGTTTCTCCTCTTGGTTTTGAACACTTTGCAGATGGAAGCTCTTTGGGCAGACTACAACTAAAGACCCCAAGAAATAGAGACAATGTTTACATCATGTTTAAGCCCCTAGCAGGCACAACAGCAGCCAGCAAAGGAAATCTAGCAGAAAAACAAATAGCTAAAAGATTTGAAGAACTTTCTGGTGGTACAGTACAAGCAGATTCTGCTGGCGCTGGACACGGATCAGACATAACTGTCGTAGGACCAAAGGGTACTTTAACAATTGAGAACAAAACTTCTTTGAGTGCTGATTTTGGTCAATTTAGCCTTCGTTATGATCTAGAATTAGAAAAATGGGAGCCAAATCCTACCAAAGATTATCTACAAAAACAACACATCTTTGGACCTATTTTCGATAAATATGTTAACAATTATGTCAATACAAAATATGTTTTACCACTGCCGCCAACCATGGAAGAAATAAAGCAAACCTATAGAGTTTATCAAAACAGATACATTACAGGCTTAAGGGCCGGACCCATGACAGGTGAAACAAAAAGAAATCTAGAAAGAGTGTGGTTCGACGGCAAGACAGGGGCTTATCAAAAGTTCCCGTTTGAAGAGATTTCTGGTTACTACGCAGACAAAAATGATAGATTTATAAATATCGGAAAAAGAGGTCTCTATGCACTAAATCCTCAAGATGCTCAAGCTTTTAATATTAAGGAATTTTCAGATACCGGCTTGATACCTTCTGTTCGTCTGCGCTTAAAACCAAGCATGGGAACAAATAGTAATACACGTTTTCTAGTTGCAATAAAAGTTGGCGGTACTCTTGAAAAAAGTCCCTTGACTTTAGACAACGATCAAGATATGTTAAAGATAATAAAGATCATAACTTAATGGAGGAAACTTGAAATCACCACTACGTTATCCCGGTGGCAAAACACGCGCAATAAAGCACCTACTCCCCCACATTCCAGAGGGAGACATTTGTTCTCCATTCTTGGGCGGTGGGTCGTTAGAGTTGGTGCTTGCTGAGGATAGAAAGGTATACGCTTACGATGCGTTCTATCCTCTCTATAACTTTTGGAACTGCCTACTTGCAGACAGGGAAGAGTTGGTCAAAGAGGTTCGCAGACTACACCCAATGGACAAGATTGGGTTCAAGAATCTACGCGAACTCCTAAAGGCATACAACAGCAACCACGGACAATCTTACGTTGCGGCTGCTGCTTACTTTGCGATCAATCGTTCTTCTTTCTCAGGCGCAACCTTATCGGGCGGATACTCCAAGCAGGCAGCCGAAGGTCGCTTCAATGAGAACAGCATCAAAAGGCTGGAGAATTTTGAAGCACCTAACCTAAAAGTAGGCTTTCTAAGCTTTGAGGAGTCAATAGAGCGCCATGAAAATTGTTTCCTATACTTGGACCCTCCATACTTTTTGGAAGCGAAGAGCAAGCTCTATGGAAAGAACGGAGATATGCATGAAGGTTTTGATCATGAAATGTTACATTTGCTCTTGACAAATCGTCAGAACTGGTTATTATGTTATAACGATTGCGATTTCATTCGTGAGCACTACTCTGACTATGAGATAGTTCCAGCCGAATGGGCTTACGGAATGAACAAGAGTAAGAAATCAAACGAAGTTTTCATTATTTCACGAGGTTAAAATGACAAACAAGATGGTATTTGCGAATAACGAAGAATTACGACAGAAGATTCTAAACGGAGCCAACACCTTGGCTGACTATGTTTCTTCTACTCTCGGACCCAAGGGTCGGACTGTGCTCTTAAAGGAGCATGACAAGCCTGCCTTCGCAACGAAGGATGGCGTAACAGTTGCACAGTTTGTGCAGTTGGATGATGAGTTTGAGAACGCTGGCGCACAGGTTATCCGCCAAGCAGCAAACGAGACAAACACAAGCGCAGGTGATGGTACGACTACTGCTACCGTCCTTGCGAGAGCAATACTAAACGAGGCACAACGACACATTGTTGCTGGCGTGTCTCCAATTGAATTACAAAGGGGTATAGATGCAACAGTATCAGAGATTTGTAACAACCTTACAGAAATGGCGAGACCAGTCACTAGTATTGATGATATCAAACACATCGCCACTATTTCAGCCAACAACGATTCTACTATTGGGGATCTCATTGCTTTGGCTGTGGACAAGGTGGGGCAAGATGGCTCTATAACAATCGAAGAGTCCCGCTCTATGGAGACCTCGATTGATGTCACCGAAGGCTTCCGCTTTCCTGCTGGCTTCTGTGCGTCTGCATTTGTTAACGACGAGCGCCGAAATGTAATGCATTATGAAGAGCCCATAGTTATGGTTACAGATTACAAGATCACTCAGGTCGAGCAGATTCTGCCCATTCTTGAGTTGGTTGCCAGAGAGGCACGTCCACTCGTTATTGTCGCTGAGGACATTGAGGGGCAAGCCTTGGCAGCCATGATCATGAACGCAATGCGTGGCTCACTAAAAATTGCAGGAATCAAGGCTCCATTCTATGGAGAGGAGAGGCGCAGTCTTCTATCTGATCTCGCAATGTCAACCGGTGCAACATTCATCACCCGAGAGTCAGGGCAGAAATTGCAGACAACAACACTTGATCAGTTGGGTACTGCTAAGTCTGTTGAAAGCACAAAGGTTGGAACAATCCTTGTTGGTGGCAATTGTGACTACGAAGCAGTCGAGACTCGTATTGAGAGTTTAAAGGCTGAGATTACAAATACAGAAGATTTTGCAGAGTGTGAGCGTATTCAAGGTCGCATTGTCCGCTTGTCATCTGGTGTTGCTGTTATTCACGTTGGTGGTGCAACACAGGTAGAAATGACTGAACGCAAGCACCGCATCGAAGATGCACTTGAGGCTGTTCGTTCTGCACAGGAAGAAGGTGTGATTGGTGGTGGTGGCACAGCCCTGCTGCGAGCAAGCAACACTCTTACTGTAAAGACAGATCATGCAGAGCAGTCAATTGGTATTGGTATTGTTAAGAAGGCATGTGAAGCACCCTTCCGTCAAATGTGCAGAAACGGCGGGCAGAGTGAAGACCTTTTGCTTGCTCATGTCATCGATCAACCTGAAAACATGGGCTACGATTTCCGTACTGGTTCGTTGACAAACCTTTACAAACGTGGTATATTAGATCCAGTGAGGGTAACCAAGTCTGCGCTGAAGAACGCAGCGTCTTGTGCTGGAACACTCATTACAACCAACTACGGAATCATACAGGTGTCATAATGACAAGAGGTGATTTAGTTCATATTCCTCAAGATGTCTTACTTTTGGGGCAAAAGAATTCAAAGAACTTTATAGAAGGAACCCCTTATTACTTAAAGACTACAAAGCCAAGCCGTGCTATATTCTGGTCCTTAGATATTAGAAGACCGGCTTGGGCTTCAGTTTATTACAAAGAAAGAATCTGGGATGTCAAATTAAAAGATCTTTATCCAATTACACAGGAGATGGAAAATGCTAGTTAAATTAACAGAAGTGTGTGGAACAGGCGCGGTGACAACCGGACGCAAGTATTCTTTACGAGAAGTATTCGTCAATCCTGAACACGTTGTTATGGTGAGAGAAGAGCACCAAATGAAGAGCCTAAACGAACAAGGGATGCTTACTGAGGGTCTAAGTAGAGACCATCGCTTTTCAAAGATTACAATTGATAAGGGCACTACTGGTACTGATATAGTTGTAATCGGAGACCCAAATACTGTTGAAACTGCACTTAATAAACGCAGTTATGTTCTGAAGGGGTAATCATGGGACAAAGAGTAAACATACAGTATTCTGTTGAACTTGAAGACTTACAGAAAGAAGTTACAAGGCTTTTTAACAATGCCATAGAAGTTCTTGAATTAAATCCTATAAGACCACGACCAGACCGTGATACGATTATACTTGGAACAGATGGTCTAGAACAAATAGATCTTCTACGGCGTAGACTTGCAAAAGTTGATATAATGCTTGGAGATATACAAAATATCATAGAAGGCTATGTTAGATTCAAGACTCAGGCTCCTGAGCCACCAACACGAGAAAGAGAAATACCCTTCCAGCAAACGTCGGAAGAGTTAGAGATAGAACAACTAGAAGAACAAATAAAAGAGTTTAAGGAGTTTTTTATTGCAAACACCGATCAAAAATCTGAAGAGTCAGACTAACTGTATTTCTATTTTAAAAAAAATAATACCCAAAGGAACCATAGTCGGTAGCTATCCCTTTTATGATGGTAATGTAGAGTTTAGGCTTGCCGAATCTGATAGATTCCTGATTGGTATGACCCAGAGTAGACAGGTAGCAGAATTTTGGCATTGTTTATTAGAAGATGCGAATAGAATTTCTTTGATTGCTGAAAAACTGTACCCTACATTAAATGAAGCAACATTTGACATTTTAAGAAAAGGATGGTACAACTACAAAGATCCTTTTGTTCGTAGTGCTTTGTTCTTCCTTCTTAACAGATGTTCCAGCTTGGGTATGGTCACTCATGGAGATTTTGAAACAAAAAATTATAATCCAATAGCTCTTAGAGATTTAAAGTCTTTTCAAACTAAAAACTTTAACATAAAGTTGGTTGAAGAATATGAGACAGACAAAGTAGACATTAATTTATTTTGTCCCGGCAAATACCACTATGATGTTCTAGATATAGCGGAGCCTAAAGGATTAGAAGAATCAATTTTTAAGCACACTAAATTTTTGAAACGGTTTACTAAATTACCTAGCATTTTTGTCTATGATTACCATCCAAAACTAAAAAATTATAGAAAATATAAAAAAATATTAATTGATCAATACGGCAGACCAACCGCCGATGCGGAAAACGCAAAGGAAATAATCCTACATAATGTATGATAAACTCGCAATCGCAACCTGCCTTTTCATTCTCGGTCAAGGTATTACATGGTTTAGCTCATACTCTCAGTTCGTCTGGGATTGGGCAAGAGATAATACATTGCTTATTGTAACTTTAACAGCTATTCCATCTGCGCTTTGTTTTGTATATGGTTTAAGATATGCATATGAATTTTTCGAAAGTGGCTGGGCTCCAAGATTTTATATTTTTGCCCTATCCTTTACTATAATGCCGGTTTTGTTTTGGTATTTTATGGATGAAAAATTCTTTACACCAAAAAATATGATTTCCGTTGCACTTGCAACTTGTATTATTTACATTCAAATGAGGTTCAAATGAGAAAAGTAGAAAAGCCTTGGGGACATGAGATCATCTGGGCAGAAACACCAAACTATGTTGGTAAGCTGCTACACATTAACGCAGGACACAGATTATCACTACAGTTTCATAGAGTCAAAGAGGAAACTGTTTATGTGGTCTCGGGCACTCTCTACATTTATGACGGCGAGGGTGGTATTACCAAATTGAATCCCGGACAGTCTTTCCATGTCAATCCATTACAGGTCCATCGCTTTGGTGCAAACGAAAGTGCAGTCGAGATTATGGAAGTAAGCACACCACACCTTGACGATGTTGTAAGATTAGAAGACGACTATAAAAGATAGAAACTATTTATAGCGTAATGGGAGAAAAGAATGTCTTTTGCGACTGACAAATGGTTTCAACATATAAGAGGCGAAGTCCTCACTGAAGGTGTTGGTGATATAGGATTAAGTGAGGCTAACGTAAACAGAATTAGAATGGAAATGAACGACGCGAGCGAGAAGGCTCGCGTGTGGGTTGGTAATGCCTTAAAAACTTATCGTTTTCGCGGCTATGTAAGCAACCTTAGTGTTTCATTGGAACGCGCGAAACGGAATGATTCATACTTCTTGGTCAAAATGCTTGAGTTTGCCCAAGAGAATGGTGATAGCCTTTCAATTAAAAAAGGTGACACAACTTTTGAAGTCTACAAGGACTTGGTAAGAACTTATCTTACACTTCGGGTAAAAGAATGGCCAAAACCAACGCGCTCATTTATCAAGCAAAAAAATAAGTTTGCTGCATCTGAAGAAGTTTTTAACCAAGCAATATATCATCTTGAAAGAGTTGAGGGGCTTCTTTTCAATGATTTCTTTAACGCCATTGAAAATGTCATAATTACTATGAACCAAAACCCCAACAACTACGAACTTATCAAGAGCATACCTCCAGCAGACTGGCGTGCCGCAGAAGATGTTTGTTACGATTATCAGCAAACCAGAGAAGACCCGGATAAAATGCTACACGTTTTTGAAGATGGATCTTACTGGTATGATTTGCAGACCTCTACTTGTGCCACTGAGGGTGATCGTATGGGACACTGTGGCACCGACCAACGTGGCATACTATATTCTCTTCGTAAAAGAGATAAAGGTCAAAAAAGATCTAAGTCTTATGTGACTATCGCATACAACGAAAGCAGTGCAGTTATTTTCCAAGTAAAAGGTCGCCAAAATACTTGCCCACCAGAATCTTTATGGCCGCATATCGAAAAGTTTATTGAACTTACGGGCGCTGAGTTTTTGAAAGAAACCGGCGAGTATTCAAATGAGCCCGAAGAGTTTAACAGACTGGGCGACTACCTTAGCAGCGAAACAGGTATCGAATGGGAGGGCGGAATTGAGCAACGATACCAAGATTTCAGCAACGAATGCCAAGAATACCTAATGCAATTTAGGGCAAATGTTGCGGAACCTAGCGAAGTAGTGCTGAGTGGCTTAAATGTTGAATATGCGGACTATGGTGAAGGGTTTGAATGGTATGATACTCTGGAATCAATCGTCGTTGAAGTGCCATTCAAATTAAAAGATAGACATCTTTACAGACAAAAGGATGATTTAGGGCAAGCCAACGAGGAAATACTTGAAGTTTTAGAAGAAGAAGATAGAAACGATTTCATTAGTTCTTACAAAGAAAACGCGCAAGTGCTTTTTGTTAGGGCTGAGACAGAGGCTGAAGCACTACAAAAATCATATGCTTCTGGTGATCCAGAACAGATGCTTGAATTGGTAGGCGATGGCTCAAAAACCTATATGGTTCTCGCTGATCTTGAGTCTCTTTCTAACGAAGAGATAATGGCAGGTCTTCATAATTCTTCATCGGACCAATACAGTGATTTCCTTGATTTGGTTGATGAACTCTATACCGATGTCCGAGATTCTGTAGATGCGATTGAGGACTTGTTTATCAGGAACGAGATTATAGAGGCACCACTGGTAAAGGGATATAGAGAGACAGTTGCAAAACGATTTAACAATTTCTATATTGCAAACACAGCAACAAACGACAGAGATCAGTTTTTTGTTATGGCAAATGGAAAACTTTTTGACACAACTGTCGATGAAATGCAGACCATAGTAAAAACAGGACTCGCACCGTCAAGAGGGGCGTTTAATAGTTTACCTCACAGTTTAAGCCTTACCAAAAGCCCGGAGGGTTGGTGGAGTAGTCTAAGATTTAGGAAACAAATAATGCAGGCTCTGGAATCAAAAGAGAGAGAAGCAATAGAATTCGCAAAGCAACAAATGACATTGGATTACGGTGAGGAATACAAAGAGAAGATTGACAATTTATGGGACAAAGTCGTAAAACTCTCTTTTCTAAAAGATATGTTTGCAGGCTTTCTTATCACGCAGAGCAAGGACATGACCGACATTGGCGTACAGCATCGCATAGGGGAACCGACCCGAACTGGCGAAGATGCCTTCTACTACAAGATTGAGGTTATTGTTAATGAGAAGACACTTCCATTTATTGGTCCCTTCTTGGAATACTACGACAACAACTTTGAAATCATAATTGGCGCTTTTGATAAGGTAGTCAAAGAATACATTTATGGAGCCGCCAAGAGAATGAAGAGGAGTGCTGATACAGACGACAATCTACCCTCAGTCCAGCAAGAAGCAAGAGCAAATCCGCTTGATGTGCGACTATACGAAATGGACTTTGTTATGTCCTACCCCCTTGGCATGGGCTACGAAATTACAGACATTCACAACATCATTCGTGCTATCCCTGATGTTACAACAGTTCGCACAGTTGGCAACAGCAAGAGAACTCAAGGCAACAGAACAATATCATTACAGCGCCTCAAGTTTGCTCTAAAAGGACAGAAGCCAAGAGAAGAGTGGGTAAAGCAAATCCTGTTGCCACAGATTAGAAAGATCAGCCAAGACATTCGTATACACAAAGTAGAGCGTGCCGATCTTGTTTCAGCCAGCCGCCAAAGAATGGAAGAGGCGTATGGCTATTTCAACTCAACCCAGCGTCCTTCGACACCGCGCACAACTCCCCGACCAACTATCCAAGGTCTCATAGATGATTGGGTCGAGGGTGGAGTTATGTATGATCAGCCAACAAATCTTAATCTCACACGATACAGTGTAATGATGCCTGTTGCTGATTTAGAGCACTTATGTGGCAGGCACCAGCGCAAGCACGGACATCATTTTGACGCAGGATACGAAAACTTTATCCAAAACGGTCCTCGTGATCCTATTTACTTAGCGATTGGTAAGAACGGGAGAGCAAAAATAACTGGCAATGAAGACGATTTGCGTTATGCTATAAAGGCAGGCGTTGAAGAAGTACCAGTATTTATTTCATACCAACGTCAAGTCTAAGGAGATAGCATGAAAAACATAATCAAAAGTATAGCATCAATTACATTCGGTGTAATTTTCGCATTGTTCCTTATGGTTGTGTTTTTCTTACACCCTCAGCCAGATACTCCCCATAGTTATGAAACAACCTCCCACCACTATGATGTAAGTGACAAGCAAGCAATCAGGAGATCCGTTAACTCTGCTGTCCGTGTTTTCTCAATGGATTTAGAAACAGGAACAATGTCTTCTCTCAGTGGGACATACTTTATCCACAATAATAAATATTATGTTTTGACCTCGGCACATGGGATCATAAACGGTTGTGATAAGTTGATGGTTATGCACTTTGGAGAAACAAGCAGATGCTTGAGAATGGTCACGCTCAACAAAAAAGTAGACTATGCTATTTTTGAAGTAGAGCAGGTTATGTCGAGAAAACCCATAAAAATACCACGAGCAATTGCTAACTGGAAAAAAAGCTACAACCTCCTTGACAAGATCTACTACACAGGTTATCCTAATAGTGTAGGTCCTACCACATGGACCGGAACAATCTCTGGCTACACAGGAGATTATGTCATTGTTCAATCATACGCTTGGTCTGGAGCATCTGGTTCTGGTGTATTTGACGAGACAGGAGAACTAATTGGAATCATCATGGCTTTAGATGTAGGGGCAGGCGAATACGGATATCAAGTATTGAACAACTTCGTAATCGTAGTCCCAATCTGGCAAGTAGATTTCAGTGGTATTATGGAGTAACCATGAGCAAGAAAAAGAAACAGTGCCCTTATGAAGAAGTAACGGGCAAGATAGATACTATTGATCTCAAAATGGCAAAAACCAAAGAAGAGATCGAAGAGTTAGTTAAAAGACTAAAAGACGAGCCTGAAATATGCCCTGATGTGGAAGACTCAGAGAGGGCATTACAGGACGCACTCGACATTTACTTTGTCGATCAACTTTTAAAGCAAAAACCAGTAGGAGATGCTTAATGTCAGAAGCCGTTGAGGCAGTCAGCACCGAGGTAGAAGACCTCAAGCCCAAGAAGCTGACCAACAAAGCCCCACAGGGCATGACCACGTTTACTGTTTGTCGCCAGAGCGATGAAACAGGTATTTCAGGAGAAGGCGTTGTTATCGAAGGTTGCGTTTTCGCAACCGGACACACCGTGATACACTGGCTGACGCCAGCCCCACGAGGAAGTATTGCTTTCTTTGATAATTTTGATGACTTTATCAAGATTCATGTTAGTTCTCACCCAACAAATGGAACAATCATAACCTATGATGATGGGCGACAGACTATTTACACTGCGACAGGAGAAGTAAAGAAAAATGAGCCAGAGGAAACCTGATAGCAGAAAGCGACCTGAGCCTACTCCATTCAAGAGCAAGGCACAAAAGAAGTATAAAACCCAGAGACGAAAGAATGATATCTATTCTACGGTCGCAGGGCATAAGAACTTATCTTCAGGCGCTCCATATAACAACAAGACCCAACGTGCAGGCACAGATCGTTTGCGCTTTGAGGTTCTTGAAGTTGATCCAGAGGGATTCCAGATCAATGATGAGTTGGAACCACGCATCTGGAAAGATGAAAAGTTGCGTTCATTTGTTAGCAAGAAGTTAATGGAGATTGCAAATGATTTCATTGATGGCTTACCTTTCAATGTAACTGTGCAGGACGTTCGCTTTACAGGCTCACTCGCAAACTATCACTGGTCAAAGTATTCAGACATTGATCTTCACATTGTTGTTGACTTTGAAGAATTGGACGACAACGAAGAGTTGGTCAAAGAAATGTTTGATGCCAAGCGCCTACGTTGGAACGAGAACCACGACATAAGAATCAAGGGCTACGAAGTAGAACTTTATGTCGAGAACACAAAAGAAGAACATTCTTCATCTGGCGTCTACTCTGTCATGGAAGACGAATGGCTTAACAAGCCTGAGCGCATGGATACTACAATCGACCTTGAGACAGCCAAGAAGAAAGCCTCCGACATAGAGCAACAGATTAACTCTATAAGCGCCATGTTTGACCGTGGACAGTTTGAAAAAGTTCAAAGGCATGTTGACCGTATAAAGAAAAAGATACGCAACATGAGGCAAGCAGGGCTTGATACGGAGGCTATGGAGTTTAGTCCTGAGAATATTGCATTCAAACTCTTGCGCCGTAACGATCTTCTTGATACATTAACCAAACTAAAATACAAAGCATACGACCAGTCAATGACATTGGACGACTAATGGAATTTTACGACATAACAGAAGAAGCAATCCCACATCCGGGTGAATACATATTCTATGTTCCTTCACAAGCAATTGTGTTGTGTGGAGCATACACAGGGAGCCACATCAAGGCTCTACATAACGGTAAGGTCATTAAAGATCGTGCCGAGAACTTTAAGAAAATAAAGATAGGCATGAAGGAGAAGAGGCAGAAGTTTGTGTCACGATGCAAAGCGTGTGGTAAATGACCAAGATTTATACTTACTGTCTCTTTGATACAGACGACACTTTTCATGGTGTCTATTCTTCCCTTGCAGCCGCTTATCGTGACGCGATCCGACTGGCTAACCGAGGGCAAAGCAAGGTTATGCTACGCACCGAGGACGGATGGGTCGATCCTGACTTGACAACGCTCCGCAACGTGTTATATTCTAAGTGTGACGTGGTGGTCGTGCTGCAAGGCGGACGCCACCGAGCCAAGATTCTCAAAACCAAACTAAAGGAGTGACTATGACTGATCGTGACCACAACGCATTTCTCGCTATGTATGAACACATGGAGTGTGAGAACCCTTTTGACCAAGAAATGGCTTGGAACTGGGACGAGTGGGAAGATTGGGAAGACGAGACAAACCCCGAATACTGGGGCGTCTAATGTATATGATTTACGGCGTAAGCGACTGCCCCCACTGTCTACGCGCACAGGCGCTATGCATGGAGAAAGACATTGAGTATGTTTGGGTCAGTATGGACTGGTCAAAGACATACCGAGAAGACATCAAGAAGCACAAAAACTGGAATACCTACCCAGTCATCACAAAATACAACACCATGGCTGCTTCTGAGTTGTTGGTCGGCGGCTTTGACGAACTACAGTTAGAGTTGCTTTCTCTCGAACAGTAGCATACTTACTATGTGGAAGAGATCTCGCCCGGTGACCTTGTAAAATGGATTATAGATTACAGAGTCTATGAAGCAAGCGAGAGCGGCGAGACTTTTCCCATAGACGCAGTTTGGGCATACGGAATAGTAATAGAAGTTTCCAAAAGTGACCCAATGTCAGTCGTGCTGGTGAGACTGGATACAAGCACACACCAGATACTACACATGATACATGACGGCTTTGAGGTCGTCAGCAAAGCCAACGGAGGATAAATGGCAAACCGAATCGACGCAGGCTCTCTTGTCTGCATGAGTAGGAGGAATGTAAAGGGGCAAGGTATTGCTCTGGAACGTGTCCGAGACATCAACCTATACGCAGAGTTTGACCTTGTAGATGCATGGCACAAACTTTATGACAAGAGCCATCCAGAGTTTATGTTTTCCAGCCCACAACACGTAAATGTTTTGTGGTCTTTGCGCTCTGACGCTATTGGTGCAATCAGAGAGAAGATCATGGAAAATAACCCAAAACTTGACCATGAACTTCTAAGGCAATTTTTTAGTTGGAACACGGCTTATTCTTATCAAAAGGGTGGAGAAAAGATTACAAAGTTGAAGACAGATTTTACACTCGTTAGGTGGCACAAGCCGCCATCAGATTATGGTGATAAGGCTTGCCTATGGCACAAAGACAAAGAAATCTGGCACCCCACAAAACTGCTCAAAAATGTATAAAGTTTTCCCTTGACAGTAGACGATCGCCCAGTTATCTTACGGGTGTAGGAGAGAGAATGTCAACGCTCGCAAGCGAATACGATGCTGGTCCGCTGACCGAGCGTGTTATGGCTTATCGTGGTCGTAATGCACGTTACTTCAACATCGCACGCAAGACAGCCCTGTGTTCAGCACAGACTGACTATAAGCACGGCGCTGTCTTGGTAAAGGGTGGTTCCGTCATCAACACCAGTTGCAATAAGAATCGACTGGTATCGTTTGGTTCTCGCTTCTGCACAGAACATGATGGTATCGCTACTCTCCACGCAGAGTTGGGTGCTATTCTTGGGCTTGACAGGACCGTGACAGAAGGGGCAACCCTTTATGTTGCGCGTGTTGGCAAAGATGAAGGCTTCCGGCTTTCAAAGCCTTGTTCCATGTGTACCGCTGCAATGAGCCATGTAGGTATCAAGCGGGTCTATTGGACTATTGACGATAACAACTGCGCCATGGGGAAACTATGAGAAAATGCGGAAACTGCGGAGAAACCGGACACAACCGACGCACCTGTCCAGAACTTGAAATCATCGAAGAGGTGGAGCAGGAAGAGGAAGAAGAGGTCGTTGTTGTTGAAGAACCCAAGAAGAAGCGTAAGCAGCGCTGTCGCTCTTGTGGCGAGGAAGATGACCACACAGCAAAGAACTGCCCTTACAAGCCTATCCCTGCCGATGCTGACATCGGACCAAAGAAGATGGACTGTGGGCATTTTACTTGGTGGCATCGTAACGGAGAGTGCGAACTTTGCACAAAGGCAATCTTCTTCAGAGATTTTGACGAAGAAGAAAAAGAAGCAGCATAAGGAGAACGAAGAATGAAAGTAGGCGACCTTGTGAAAATAGATAAAGAATACGGCTGTTGGTTTGAGCGCCCGAATTCACCCACCAAAGAGTGGAAAGGTATTTGGTTGGTAACCATGATAGACGGTAATTGGGCGCACATAGCGAAAGGAAAACAAACAAACTTTTCGATCCCATTGGGCTGTTTGGAGAAAGTAGAATGAAAGTAGGCGACCTTGTGAGATCACTCGACAATGAAGTACACAAACATTATGGTTATGGATTTGTTGTCGAGGAACACCCAACCGTACCAACCAAAAAGGTTTTTTGGCTCGGTTACAGAGGCAAAATGAATCCTCGTTGGATGTATATTTACACCTTGGAGAAAGTAGAATGATCGAAACTTCATTCATAACAGCGAGCGAACTCGTCGCTTTCGGAGCACTTTTCTACATACTTCTCAGCGAAAGCAGTATTTTTGACAATACGGAGAACGAAGAATGATTCACATTACAGGTAAGATTCCAAAGAGAGTAGCCATCGCTGTAAGTGGCGGTATTGACTCTATGGCTGTGTTGGACTTCCTACGAAGGAAGCACGATGTTCTTGTTCTTCACTACAATCACGGCACGCCTTATGCTCCAAAAGCAGAGGCACTTGTTCGTGAGTATTGTGAAAGACACAGCCTTGATCTGATGGTCGGCACCTGCCAAAAAGAAATGCCTGCTGGTGTTTCTCACGAAGCATGGTGGCGTGATCAAAGATACGAGTTTTTCAAGTGGGCAACCGAACTGCCTATCATCACAGCACACCATCTGGACGATCAAGTAGAAACTTACCTTTTCACTGCGTTGAATGGTAAGCCTTTTCTGATCCCACACAAAAGAGATCAGTTTATTCGCCCTTTCATCACAACAGAAAAGAGGGACTTTACTCTATGGTGTGTGAGAAAAGGTGTCCCCACGATCGATGATCCCAGCAACGGAGACACAAAGTATCGTCGTAATTACATTAGGCACACCCTAATGCCTCACGCTCTCAACATCAATCCGGGCTTGAAGAAAGTTGTTAAAAAACTCGTGCTGGAGAGCACAGAAACCACTTGACAGCCCGCGATCGTCCGGTTAGATCACCAGCATAAGGAGCAAAAATGAAGGCTTTTCGTCCTGAACAGGATCGTGAATACAAAGTTCGCCTCTTTAGACCAAGACCGTTCATCAAGAAAGATTGGCTTGATGAAGCCTATCATTTTCACTACTATCTACCGAATCACAGAAATGGTATTGTATGCGAAAAGCATTTGTTTGGTCGCCAGTGTCTTATTTGCGATGCTGCCTCAGATATGTGGAAACAAGCAAAACTGAAAGCAACCAATGCGCAACCAAAACAAGACAGGATAGCCAAAACACTCTTTGCAAAACAAAGATTTCTCATGCCAGCATTTGTTGATGATAATCCCGAGCCGGTTATCTTTGGTTGGGGAAGAAGTGTGATGAAACAGTTGGCTGACAAAGAGCATTTTGACTGCCTTTATCGTGGATTTGATTTCACTTATGTCTTGAAAAGTGGTGGTCCGGCAGCCTTTCGCTATCCAACACCGACAGTAAAGTTTGCCAGTAGCAGGACTCCTGTTCCCCTTTCTACGGAACAAATCGAAGACTTGACCAGAAACACACCAAGTTTCATGCAGACAAAGTTTTACAGGACCATCCCGCCAGATGAACAGCGACAAGAAGTTGCCGCCCTCATCGCGAGAGAAATGAAAGAAAGTCCTTGACAGCCTGTGATCGTCAGGCTACATTACAAGAGTAAGGAGAGAGAAATGAGTGAAGAACTAACTCATTCACAGCGGCTTAGGATGAAACAAGAAAAATTTTACAGCCCTACTTCCTATGCTGTGCTGCAAGCAAAAGAGCAAATTCTTAATTTTTGTGCTGAACAAACAGAACTAAACAAAAGTTTTGCCCGTAGAAATGATGCTCTTCATTTCGTTAGAAGGAAGTTTCGTTACTACTATCAAACATTGAAAGAAGAACAAGCCGAGCCAGCCTTTTTGGTTGCCGAAGAAATCTTGAAATCAGAAGGCTTGAAAGTTGATAAGTGTGGAAACTTTGTTTGGTGAAAACACTTGACAGCCTGTGATCGCCGGGCTACATTACAAGAGTAAGGAGAGAACATGCAAGACGTTGAACACAGAGACTTCCGCCTTCAGTCCAATGGAACGGACGAGGTATTCGTTGTTGCTACTTCTGGCACCCTTGCCGATCAAATGGCTTGGATTCAAGTTGAGCACAAAA